GATATGATATAGAAATATATGACGATTCAACTGAGATTAAAAAATCTCTTAATTCTTTATTAAAAGAAATTAAAGATACTCCTGAAGAAAATATGATTGAGACTTTAGTAACTAGATGTATGTCTAAAGCTACTTATACAATCAAGAACATTGGTCACTATGGTTTAGGATTTACTCACTATTCTCACTTTACTTCACCAATCAGAAGATATCCTGATTTAATTACACATAGAATTTTACTTGATTTCTTAGATAAGAAAACTCAAGGAAATCCTGGCAAAATTGAAGAACAAGCTAAATGGTGTTCTGCTAGAGAATTAGTTGCAGCTAAAGCTCAAAGAGATTCAATTAAATATAAACAAGCTGAATATCTTTTAGATAAGATTGGAAAAGTATTTGATGGTATAGTTTCAGGTGTAACTGATTGGGGTATGTATGTTGAATTAATTGAAAGTAAATGTGAGGGTATGGTTAGATATCAATCACTTGAAGGCAAATGGTCAGCTGATACAGCCAATTACACTATAACGAGTGAACACGGTGATAAAATCAGATTAGGAGATCCTCTTAAAGTTGTAGTTAAGTCAGTAGACTTAGAAAGAAAACAGATAGATTTTACAATATTGTAAATGGAAGGGTGGAGTGTAACAAAATCTTTTAATATAGAACTAGATAATAATACCTTGGAACAATACGAGAAATTATTATCTAATTTTAGTAATTGGAAAGAATATAAAAGAGAGATTAAATTAAACTCTATTTTAGAAGACAAAAAGATTGAATTCACTTTAGATATATCTGGTCACGCTAATGGTGTTATGTATGTAAATGTTTTAGTTGATGATGAGGATGATTTTGAGGTTCTTAAAAAAGCCTCATCTGCTATAAAACATATGAAGTTTATACTCAAAGGTAATAATGTTTTAGAGTTAGAAGTAACAATTAGAACATTGAACACTGAGTGGGGTAAGATTATTAGAGATTTAATTGATTCAGGAATTGATTTAGAACTCAAACAGAACATAGTAGATAAAAAAGTCAAATCTTTCTATTTCACACATCCAAAAATGGTAGCATAAAAAAACCTCTCAAATTTGAGAGGTTTTCTTTTTTATAATAAGTTTTAGAATTCAAATTCTCCTCCACCCTCAGCACCACCTTCAGCAGGAGGAGTTTCAGGAGCGGCTTGTGCTTCTGGAGCGGCTTCACCACCTTCAGCAGGAGCCTCAGCACCTTCAGCGGGAGCCTCACCACCTTCAGCGGGAGCAGCACCTTCAGCACCAGGAGCACCACCAGCGGCAGCAGCCACACTAGCAGCATCTTTAGCCCAGTATTTTTGATTTTCAGCTTTTTCTTCTGGAGTCAATTTAAATACATTATCAATTAAGTATTCAATGTGGAAGTAAGGTTTTTCACCATTCATAACACCAACAAGTGTTCCGAATATTTCGGCTTTCTTAGCCAAGTTATTTAATTTTTTCCACTCTTCAAATACTTGATTAGAGTTAAAGTTAATATCGATTTGATTCATTACAATCTCATCTTCTTTTAACTCAGGGAATTCAATTAACATTTGTAATTTTAAAGGCTTAACGATAAGTTCTTTGAAGTTAGCTCTTAATCTATTAATAAAGTTGTAGAATTTAATCTCATCTCTCGTCATATCAGCCGAGTCATTGATTAAGTTACCACCACCATTTTCTTTATCGAAACGTTGGAAAGGAATCTTAGAAGCTCTTTTCAAAGCATTGTAGAACCAAGTCAACATATCTGATTCATTTAAGTTATGTCCTTCAGGTGAAACTAATTCCATAGCTGGTGTACCAGCATCTCCTTCAGGAAACCAAATTTGTTTGTTATAAGGTAAGTGTTTAGCACCATTAATAGACAATGTACCTAATGAATCATCCCATTCAACTTCTTCTGAATAATCATTGATTAATTGACCAATTTGTTCTTCAGCTCTTTGTCTTGATAAACCTTTAATAGGAATAGTAAACTTTTGATAAACTGTAGCATTAATAATGTTAAACATTACTCTTGTTTGCTCAAGAATCTTTAATTGGTTATAAGGTTTAATTAAACCCTCAACATAAGATGTTTCTGAATAATCATTTTGAGATGAATAAGAGATGTAAACTATCTGAGAGTCTAAGAAGATTCTTCTTAATTGAGGATCTTCTGGAAACTGAATCCACAAGTGACCAATAGTTGGTTCATATGCTGGAACAATTGTTTCAGGTCTCAATCTATTAAAACCAATAATATTCTTTTTCTTATCATCATAAATAATTTCTAATGCTAAATATCCATCAATAAGGAAATCTTTCATCATATTCCAAGCTGTAATACTATCTGAGAATCCAAACTTATTATAAATCTTTTCGAAATATTCTTGATACTTATCTTTAACTTCTTGTGAATAGTCATTACCTAAAGGTTTAGGTGAACAGAAGTCTCTCTCATCGTTATAAACGATACTCTCATCAGCTAATGAACTAACAAAGTCTCTAATCTCATCTTTAATAGAATACTCTCTTAGGATTCTTCTTTTGTCTCCATAAGCTTTATCCAAATAAGGAATTGACTTTCTATTTAAGACAGAAGCAACGGCTCTTTGAGAGAAGAAGTCATACATTGAATTACCTCTAGCAGCATATGGATCTTCATTGATACCGATACCAACTTGGTTTCTAACAATCATATCATCGTAGTTCATTCCATATGATGATAATCCTCTAAGAATTCTATTAAAAAGTCCTTTATTTTCGACAGCACTATTCGTGTAAGCGAAGTTGGTATTGTTACTACCTTGATTAAATTGGTTATAAGAAGCCATCTATTTTAAATTAAGTATTTGGTTTATATATTAAAATTACAATCTTCCTCCAGAGGTTTATTAAAAACGAAACCCACACTTTTGATGTGGGTTTTTTATAGTGTTTAGTAATTTTTAATTGTAAAATGTTCTTTGAACTAGTCTAAGATCCTCAGGTTGTAGACCTGTTTCTTTTAAGTAACTAACCAACTCATCCTGTGAGTGAGCTAATGATATTATAGCTTTCTGGAATTTAACAACAGATTTTCTATCAATAAACTTATTACCATCTCTCCAGATTATTTCACCAATATTAGATACAGAACATCCAATTCTATGTGTATTGTTTCCAGATTGAAAAACAGCTTGTAAAGTCCATCCTTCACCTGTTTTAAAGATATCTAAACTTGTAAATTTAGCTTCTGGAAAAGGTTTTATATCACCAACCATAATACCAAATGTCATATCATCTACAACTTTTCTAGACATATTAACAGCGTGGTCTTTAACTTCTTTAGCTCTAGCTGTTTGACCAAAAGCAGAAAGCTTATCAGCGGCACTCATGTATGTTGAGTAGTTTAATTCTTCAAATTTTCTTAAATGTTTCATTTAATAATTGTAAATTTTATAATAGTATATATTATTATCTATTTCCATATTTTTTCATATTGTTCTGAATTCTTTGAATGTGGCCTTTTAAAAGAACATACTTCTCATTAATCTCACCTCTGACATCATAGAAATCGTCCATAGTAGCTTTCATTATCTCTTGGTTTCTTTTGTCTTTATCACCTATTTTAGCCTTCCATATATCAAATAACTTACCTGGATCATATTTATTCTTAGGATGTCCAGATATTAAAAATCTAGGTATAGATTCCATATGTATTTTGTGAACTAATTTAATTTGTTCAGCATTATATTCAACAATAGCATATTCAAAACCGTATTTAATCAACTCAGAATACATACCATTGTAATCAACTTTAAGAAATTTATTCTTTTCAAAATCTTCTTCTATTATAAATTTATCAAAAAGATAAACTCTTACTTCTAAAGGTATAAAGTTAAAATTGACACCAAATATTATTGTATATTTTCCAATTTTTTTGAAATTAGTTACAAATATTGGAGAATACATCATCCAGTTAGAAGTATCTAAATAATGTAAGTGATAAAACCCACCTGGTTTTATATCCTTTATAGATATTGATAAAACATCTTTATCCGACTTTTGATACTTATCATAAAAATAAAGTGAATTATTTTTAAAGTTATCAGCTAATCCATCACCGTGTACTAACATTCTAATACCTACTCTATCTACTAATTCTCCCATGAAAAAAGGTTTTCTTTTATATATAAAATAAACTAATCCAAGGTATGTTAAATTCAAAACCAAATAACTCAAATTATAATCAAGGAAACTATGTACCTAAGAATAAGGACAAAGTAATTAAACTCAACACACAAGGTGGAGTTTATTTCAGAAGTTCTTGGGAAAAGAAAATAATGCACTGGTTAGATAATAATAGCACTATAACTAAATGGGGTGCTGAATGTATGAGAATACCTTATCAAATGACACACTTTGATAATGGTGATACTAGAGTTAAAGAACATTCTTACTTTCCAGACTTTTACTATGAGATGAGACTATCAGATGGAACACTTAAACAAGTTGTAGTAGAAGTTAAACCAATGAAAGAGTTTCAAATGGTTCAAGACTTAAATGAAGGTAAGTTAAATGTACCAGAAAATGGTATGAAAAAGTTGAAAAACTTTGAGTATGACCTAAAGATGGCTTATAAGAACAAACAAAAGTGGGAAACTATGATTAATTGGTGTAATAAGAAAGGTTATGACTTTATAATCATAACCGAACAACATCTAAAGAAATTTAACCTTTAATTTTATAAATAATTATCATCATTATAAATATGATTGAAATACTAGGCAATAAATTATCCCAGATAATATAAAGTTTTCTATTTATATGATAAAATAGAAATCTAAGAAGATGTAATGAACCAAGAAACATAAACATGTCTGATTGAGAAGACCACATCCCTATAACTATCCATATCCAAAATAGAATTCTCAATAAATAGTGAGCTATGTCTATACTTTTAGTAGCCTCAACATCTCTATTTTTCATATTTAAATCCAATCTAGGTTTATTAAATACATAATATATCTCATTGATGGCAAAAATTATAAGTAATAAGTAGAATAGTGTAATCATATCTCAATAGTGTTAAATATTATTTCATCAAATTTAAGAAGATTCTGAAAAGCAGGCTCTGATAATTTCAAAGTACCTTCTTTTTCAACTAAATCATAGATTTTATCAGGAACAAAAGCAATAACTTCATCACCAACTATTCTATCATATTCAGAAGGAACATTAGAACTATCTCTTCCTTTATAAATTTCAGAAATATATTTATTTCTTTCAATAGAATCGATGTGTAAAGAACATCCATCACTTAAAAATCCGTCTTTCATATTAGACTCTTCCCAAAGTTGTAAAATAATCTTGTTCATTTTTTAAATTTTATAGATATTTTACTAAACATTTTAAACAAAGTTGACTAAAACTCATAAAATAAAAAAAAACTAAATATGCAAAATATCAAATTAGAGTACATTTGGCTAGATGGTTCAAACCCTCAACAAATTAGGTCCAAAACTAAAATTGTTAACTTAGAAGCACTTGAAGGAGAAAAAAACGTTTTTGAATCTTTTAAAAACGGAACAAGAAAAGCACCTGTTTGGAACTTCGACGGATCTTCTACTTATCAAGCTGAAACATCAAAATCAGAATTACTGTTAGTACCAGTTAATTTCTTTCTTCATCCATTAGTTGCTAGAACAATCATTGTGTTAGCTGAAGTTTATAACACTGATATGACACCACACCACACCAACACAAGAAGAGGTATGATGAATGTTATAGAAAAACATGACGATGAAACAATGTATGGTTTTGAACAAGAGTACTTTATTTATGACAATGAAACTAATAAACCATTAGGATGGCCTTCAACTCAAGGTTCTTTTCCTAAACCACAAGGTGATTATTATTGTGCTGTAGGTTCTAACAATGTTAGTGGAAGAGCATTTGTAGAAGAACACGTTGATCTTTGTTTAGGAGCTGGATTATTAGTGTCTGGTATAAACGCAGAAGTTGCTTTAGGACAATGGGAATATCAAATTGGTCCTGTACCAGCAGAAGATGGTTCTGACCAACTTTGGGTATCTAGATATCTTCTTTATAGATTGAGTGAGAAATATAACTACAGAATTGAATTAGACCCGAAACCTTTCAAAGGTAATGATTGGAATGGTTCAGGAATGCACGTTAACTTTTCTACTAAAACAATCAGAGAAGATAAAGAAAACAAAAAAGCAATTGCTGAACAAATGTGTAAGAAATTAGAAACTAAACACAAAGAACACATTGCTATCTATGGTGTTAATAACGAACACAGATTAACTGGAGCAAATGAAACATCGTCTATGGATAAATTTGGATGGGGTATTGGAGACAGAACTAAATCTATTAGAATTCCTTCTTCTATTAATGAAGCAGACGCTGTTGGATATATCGAAGATAGAAGACCATCATCAAATGCAGATCCTTATCTAATTGTAGAAAAAATGATTACAACTATTTTAGGGGATGTAGTTCCTGAGTTAAACTAAAATAAGATATAAAAAGAAAACCACTCATTTGAGTGGTTTTTTAGTTTAAATATGTTTGAATTTTTAGAGTGAGTGTAGTCCCATTCCGTCATTTGAACCCTCTATTGAGATTAATTTAATTAAGTGGTCGTTATCACCTTTTTTCTTATAAAGTTCGTTATATCCTTTAGCAATACCTCTTTTGAATACTTCAGTAAAGTAAGCGAATGCGTTTACTGATTTTTCTTCGTTGAAGTTATACCAGTTTTGGAACATATCTAATAATCCTGATTGGTAACAATCTAACTTATCATCATTAGACCAGTATCTCATTTTTTTGATTGTTTTCTTTGCTAGCAACTCTAGCATCTTCTCGGCGTTTCTTGTTAGTTTTCCTTGAGCTTTTGAAACGATAACCTCAATGTATAAATCTTTGTTGTTTAGATACATCCATATAATTTATTTTTTGGAATTTAGGAGCTATTCACTCTTAAATGCTTTCATGTTATATACATGTAACATGGAAAAGTTTTGTAATAAAAAAAAATCCTCAAATTTCTTTGAGGATTTTAATATATTTAATACTAATTAAGCTTTTACTCTTTCTTTGTATTGTAATTCTTTAGTAGCTTGTAACTCAACATCAAGAGATGATCTTCTTTTCTCTAAATTATTTAAAGCTGTTGTTAAAACTTCTGATTCACCAATCATTTGGATAGAACCTTTAACCTTTTCAATATTGAAGTTAACATCTTCTAATTTAAGAGTGATTTCTCTTTCTTTATCTTCAAGTTTTCTTTTAACGATTAATTCTTTATCTAATCTGTTTTCATAGAAATAAGTTAAGTCATAGTTTAATTCGTTTCTTACTTCATTAACCAACTCTAAAGCTGACTCATATTTGAAGAATGAATTACCATATCTTTCATCACATCTGTAAAGGAATGTGTTATTCTTATAATTGAAAGCAAATATTTCTAAATAAGGATTGATTAAGTTGTTAACTTTTTTAACAACATCTAATTCTACAAACTTATCTAAGTTTTTAGAAACTTCTAATAAAATAGGATAGAAATTTTTATTAACGATTGGAACGATTGGAGAAGAGAATAAAGACTCTAATGTAGTTTCATCATTCATCTCATCATCATTAATGAAAAGATTACTTTTCTTACCAACTGAAAGACCAATTGTTAAGTATTCAGAAATTCTGAAATTAACTCTATCTTCAGAAACTTGTGCATATTTCATAGCAGTTTCTAACATTCTTAAAGACTTCAAAGTTTCTTCATCTTTAACATTGTTTTCTAATAATGTTTTTTCAATTGTGTTCTCAGTTAGTAAAAACCAAGAATCTTTAACTAAAGCAACGTGACCATCTTCAACTTGCTCAACAATAGTGAATGTAGATTCACCTTTACCACCACTTAAAAGATTAGATCTTTTTTCTGGAGATTTTGTTAAGTTATGAACAAACAATTTAACTTCTGGAACCCAGTCATAAATAGCTAATTCATTAAGAATTTTTGACATTCTATCTTGATCAGTTTCTAAATTTATAGTTTGAAGAACCACATTCAAAGGTTGTCTGTATAACTCACCTTGGTTTTTAGAATTAAGAACATTGTATAAACTTTTTAGTTCATATAATAACTCATAGTTTTTCATGTCATCATTAAGGTCTTCCAATAAAGCTTTAACACTCTTATCATATGTGTATGGTTTAAGTCTTTCATTCAAAGAAAGAACTATAGATTTTTCAGATAGTTCATTACAAGCATTCATATGCCCTTCAACGATCCCTGAAACTTCCTCCTGGTCAAGAGTTAAGTTCTTTTTGAAGTTAAACAATTCAAGTTTAAGATTCTTCATATTTTAAAATATTTTTTTTTATATACTCTATATATTATAGATAAAAAGTCATTTTTTACCATTTTATTAAATTAAGTATTTTATATGTTTTTATTTATTATTCATGTCATTTCCATCAGGATTTGGATCACTTATGTTTCTTCCATTAGGATTGGTGTTACTAATATTAGATTTTTCTCTAGATTTTAGTATATTATTAAACCATCTAGATCTTCTAGGTGTAATAGCATAAAAGTCAGAATTGGCAAAAGTTCCATATTGGTCACCAGGACTAGCCGCTCCTTGTGTGTTATAAAAACTACCAGTTGTTCCAATACCAGAACTAACAGTTTCGGCACCACCAACTGAACTAAACTGAGGTGGTATATTAGAAGGAACAGGAGCTCCCGGAACACCAGAAGGCACTGGAGAACCCGGTATATTATTAGGAGGTATAACACCAGAAGGACCATTAACAACACCAGAAGGTGGATTACCGGGAATATTACTAGGAGAACCAGGTTGGTCAAATAAACTAGAAACACCACCAGCTAATGCAAATCCATTAGCATCAACCATACCGGTTCCATATTGTTGTGGATATCCAACAGCATTAATTCTATCACTTCTAAAAGCTGGATAGTAAGTTTCAACTGTGAAAGAAACTTTTAATTTAATATTATTATCCGATGTTAGATTTTTTTCTCTAGACATCTCAATTGAATTAGTATCTGGCATTAAAATAACAGCATCTATATTCATAAAATTATATTCAAAATACATAAACTTATAAATCCAAAGGGTATCCATAATAGCTTGAGAACATTTGAATGTATCAATCTCAGAACTTAATAGTATTTCTAAATCGTAATTAACTGTAACTGGAACGGCTCTAACTTTACCAAGAACTTTTCTAATCTCTACTTCATTTTCAACTACCATTCTTAACCAAACATTAGGATTGGCAAATTCATCAGACTTAATATTAAATCCGGTCATAGTCAAATGACCTCTTGGAATCATATCAGTATTTAATTCAACAAATCTATTTTCCGAAACTACGTCATCAGCAAAAGAATCTAAAAGAAATCTTTCATCACCAGAAAGTGAATAGTAGAAAGGAACTTGAACAAATACATCACCTGACGTAAATCTATTCAACCATTTTATTTGTCCTTCTAATGTATCTAATACACAAACTGTTAAGTCTCTGAAAAATACATCTTCAAAATTAAATCTATCTCCTATCATAACGATATATATTAAATATAAACTTTCTCTTCATGAAATTATATACCTATTACTTAACAAATTTATATCAACTATGAGTGTAAAATCATTATTACTTTGGGAAAAATGGCGTCCTAAAAATATAGACGAGGTAATCTTACTACCCCGTATAAGAAAGCAATTTGAGAATGGAATTTCTCAACATTGTATTTTATATGGTCATTACGGAACGGGTAAAACTAGTTTGGCCAGAATACTTATTGGTAAATACACAAAGGAAACTCCTTGTTTAGAATTGAACTGTTCAATGGACACATCTATTGATATTCTAAGAGAAGAAATTCAAAACTTCTGTAAGTTTACACCAATGATGGAAACAGAATCAGACATAAAATATGTTTTTCTTGACGAGTTTGAAAGAGTTTCAATACAATTTCAAGACGCCTTCAAAGCTTTCATTGAAAAGTATAACAAGAATGTTAGATTCATTATCACCACCAATCACTTAAATAAAATTTCTGACGGTATAAAATCAAGAATTCCACAAATAAACTTTGATTGTCAAGGAGTTGATGAAGAAAGATATCTTAAAACAGAATTATACAAAAGAATAAATAACGTAATTCTACCAGAAGAAGGTAAACAAATACCCAAAGAAGACTTAGTTTCTATAATAACTAAGAAGTTTCCAGACTTTAGGTCTATAATGGTTGAGGTTCAAAACTATTTAGAAACTGGAGATTTAGGATCCAACTCATCTAATGTATCTAACAAGGTTAAATTAGAATTATATAACTCAATATATGACAAATCATTAGACTATGAGAAAATATATCATTTTTTAATGACCAATTTTGGAGCTGATAAAATTGATGTAATGATAAAGCTATTAGGTAAACCATTTATCGATTGGTCAATTTCAGAAAGGAAAAATATAGATAAACTTTTTGAATGTAATTATATAATTGCAGACTACTCTTCAAAATTAGAAACCAACACAGACCCTATTGTATTAGGACTAACAATAGTTGGTAAGTTCAGAGACATTTTATTGTAAATAAGAGCCATAATATATTAATATATATGTTATGGCTTTCAACTTTACAGACTTTTATATAGAATATCCAGGACATCCTAGATTTAGAGACTTACAAATCATAGAAGATGATGTTGTTAGAATAATATTGCAGAAATGGGAAATGGTATTATTTACAAACAAAGGTGAGCTATTTTTTAATCCTGGTTTTGGAGGAGATTTAGAAAGACTCTTACACGAAACTAGACTATCAGCTGAAACAATAGAATCTGACTTAAATGGTCAAATAAACTCTTATATAAGCGAATTAAATGGAGTTCCTTATACACTTAAAGTAACATTTTACGAGGATCCTGAAAGATATCAAGAATATATGGAAGTTTATTTCTCTATAGCTGACTATGAAATATATGCTGTGATTAATTAAATATATAGACACATGAGATATATCAAAACATTTGAATCTTATATAGACAACGAACTTATATCTAAAGTAGAATTTTACAAAGTTCCAAATGGAGAGAAAACTGTTTTCAGACCATCATTTGGTGCTAAAAAAGGTGAAACTGATTTTTACCAATTAAGATTAGAAGGAAAACCTGTTGTAGAAATAGAAGTTAATCCAAATTCAAATTATGGCAAACCCGAAATAATGTCAGCATTCTCTGATATAAGAGGTAAAGGTTTAGGTGAATATCTTGCTAAGAAAGTACTTGATATCTATTTAGAAGATGAAGTATTTGTAAGATGCACAAAGGATAGTAAAAAATTCTGGCAAAGATGTGGAGCTACAGTTGTGGATACATCAGATCCTTACTTACTACATTTTATTAAATAGGACAACTATTAGCAGTATAAATATACTTATAATCTCTTTTAATTTTAACTCCTAAACTTTCAGCAGTAGTAACTACATCTTCTAAACACTCAGAATCAGCACCACCCACAATTGTAACTTCTCTACCTTTTAATGATTTAAGTAATTCATATAATTTAACAGGACAATGAAACCAAACATGGTTATTGTTTATAAAGGTAATAATTGTTCCTTCTTTAGTATTGAAGATATCACCTTTCTTTAACTCTTTTCTATCTTCTTTATCAGAAATTTCTTGATAAACCTCTTTATCCAATACTTTCTTATAGAAATCAGCATCCACTTTATAGTTATACCTTTTCTCAATAAGGTCTTTTTGATTTGGAAAATGATAAAGATCTTTATGAATAGGAATTACGGGTGTTTCATCATATAAATAATCTTTATCTACATTCTTACCATCTGTATGATTATCCCAGATTTGATAAACACTTTGAAAGTTATTACAATACTTCTTTAACTCATTAAGATACATCTCTGAAAAGAACTTTCTAAATGACTTTTGAACATCAACAATAATCAATGTATCATCATTATAACTTTCAAATGTTTTAAGGAATTTCATAACATATATATTAAATAAAAAACCCATCAAATATTTTGATGGGTTTTTAATTCTTTGAATATTTTATAGATTAAAGAGGTAATTCTTCGTCACCTTCTTCTTCTTTTTCTTCACCTTCTTCTTTTTCTTCCTCTTCTTGAGCTTGTCCTTGACCTTCTTGAGCCTGAGCTTGTCCTTGTCCTTCTTGAGCTTGTCCTTGTCCTTCTTGAGCTTGTCCTTCTTGAGCTTGTCCT